TGTCTGGTTTACTTGAGCCATCCGTAAAAATTGAGATTGAGATACAAAGCCAAGAGAAAAAAGGCGAAGCGTGTCCAGTTGCCACAGGTGACGTAGAAGTCAATCTTGAGTGTCGTCAGAAAGCCATCGACAAGGCGAACTACGGCCCAATGAATCCCAATGAGCCAAACGCTGATTACTGGCGTGACATTTCTAAGGCTTGGAGAATCTCACCTGCACAAGCTAAAAAGTCTCGTTGCGGAAACTGCGCTGCCTTTATCCAAACCCCTAAGATGCTTGCTTGCATTGAATCAGGCTTGGAGATGGGTGGGATGGAGATGGATGCTTGGGAAGTCATTGACGCTGGCGACTTAGGCTATTGCGAAGTGTTTGATTTTAAGTGTGCTTCCAAGAGAACTTGTGAGGCATGGATTAGTGGTGGGCCAATAACCGAGGATGAATATGATGGGAACGACAAATCAACAGGCGATGGAAATGATGCAGAAACTTATGCAGAAGAAGACTAAGCCCATGCCCGAGCGTGGTGAGCGTACTGCAAAGAACAAAGCAAAGAAGCCTAAAAAATGATTAAACGAGGCTCAGAGCAGTTTTCTGGCTATAACAAGCCCAAAGCTACTCCTAGCCATCCAACCAAGTCTCATGCTGTTTTAGCTAAGTCTGGTGAGGATGTAAAGCTAATCCGTTTTGGTCAACAGGGTGTAAAAGGTTCACCTGATGGCACGAAGCGTAACGAAGCGTTCAAGGCTCGTCATGCTGAGAATATTGCCAAGGGTAAGATGAGTGCAGCGTATTGGGCTAACAAGGTAAAGTGGTGAGCAACATGAAAATGACAAAAGCTGGTCAGAAGAAAGTTGGCAAAGTGATGGGTGAGTACAAGGAAGGTACTCTGCACTCTGGCAAAGGCGGTAAAGTTGTTAAGAGCCGTGACCAAGCTATTGCCATTGCTATGGCTGAAGCTGCTAAAAAGATGGGTAGGATGAAATAATGGCTGACTTAGGCGCATTTTTTGGTAATCCAAACATACAGCGTCAAGGTGCTAGGGCTAGAGCCTTGGCAGGGCAGAGAGATGTAAACACATTACCAGACCCACTTACCTATGCTGTCATGCAGGGTTTGCTAGGCACAAGACCAGATGAGATGGGTTTTAGTGTTCTTAATCCTGATTACGAAAAGATTAAAAAAGTAGCAGAGCCAGCGTTTGCTTTGGGTTTGTTAGGTCAAGCAGCACCTGCATTAGCACCTTTAACTAAGGGTTTACCAGTGGGTGCAAGCATTCAAGATGTTGGTGGACTTTTAGGAAAGCGTACCCCATCACAGTTTGTACCTAATGTAGAAGCTGGTAAAGAAATGATTGTTCACCACAACATTTCACCAGAAAAACTAGCACGAGTAGAAAAAGTAGGCGGTATGCCAGTACCCTCTGTAGCTGTTTCAAATGTAGAGAATCCATTAACTTCTTTTGGAAACATCTCATTGATAGGCGATAAGTCAATGGCTATCCCATCAGCTAAGAATCCTGTGTATGGATTTGATGCTTACACAGCCAGAACACCTGAGATTGACTTTAAATTTGATGCAAAAAGCGTTAAAAATATAGATAGCTTCTTTTCAGATGTTGCTAAAAAAATACCAGATGGTGACTACACAGTTGACAGGTTAAAACAAGATTGGAAATATCGGTTTGATTCTGATATTTACAAAGCAAAGTTTCTTGATGAACAAGGAATGTTGCCAGACCCTAACGATTTTGGAAAAGAAACTTGGAAGTTTAATCAAGAAGTCAACCAACGAGTAAGAGATTTAAGACCACAGTTTGAAAGTTGGTCTGCAAATATGGATAACACATTAGCTGAAGCTGGTGTAACTCCAACAGAACGAATCTTTAGAGGTTATACAGATTCTGGTAACAGACGCTATGCAGACGCAACATTAGACAATCTTGTAAAAGAGATGAAAGGTGGTGCTGGCGCAGAAGGCTTCTTCTATGGGGTAGGCAACATTCGTGCTGTAGCTACACCTAAGTTTAAGAACTTTGAGCAAGTAAAGGCTGCACGAGAAAACATTGTTTCGTCTAAAGACTTTGAGCCAGTTAAAAAGAAAATAAATGAAGCGTTTGAAGACTTAACCGATAGGATGAGAAACCTAGAGGGCAATAACAATTACGCATATAAGCCAGAAGACGCTTTATATGAACTAGGTCAAGTCAAGAATGTTAACTTTTTAGACAAGATTTATAAGGATGTTCCAGAAGCATTAAAGGCAGATGTTCAGATTTTTATGAACAAAGTCAAATCAATGCCTACTGAATACTTTGAGATTAAGCCTCAAAGAGCCGTACAGGTAAGTGAGTTTGAAGGTGCTATTGTTCCTAAAGATGCGCCTCAGAAGTCTATTGACTATCTGAAAAGCCAAGGGATTGATAAGATTTACTTTTACGAAACTCCAGAAGAACGGACACAACTATTCAAACAGTTTGGCGATAAGATGTTTGCTGCACCAGCGTTACCTTTGGGTGCAACTGGTTTGCTAGACGAAGAAAAGCGTAAAGAAATTCAAAGCCTGTTAGAATAAAGTATTACTTAACCTTGACCAACCCTAGAGGAGTCAAACAAAATGGCACAAGTCGGAAGACCAATAAACAAGTTACATCAGGACGATGTACGCAAAAAGATTCAAGTAAGTCAATTACTAAATGTTTTGCAAAATCATGCACTTGGTGAAACTGAGGAGTTAAGTCCTACAAGGATGAAGGCTATTGAGATACTATTGCGTAAATCAATGCCTGATATGGCTTCAGTAACTATAAGCGGAGACTCTGACCAACCACTTCAGCACATCGTTACATGGGCGAAGTAATCGAAATTCCCTATAAGCCAAGGGAACACCAACTAAAGGTTCACGAGTTACTGGAAGGCAAACGCTTTGCGGTAGTAGTTGCACATCGAAGGTTTGGTAAGACTGTTGCAGCACTTAACCACTTAATCCGTGAGGCGGTGCTAAACGAGAAAGAAACACCTAGATACGCTTACATTGCGCCTACTTATGGACAAGCAAAGCGTGTAGCTTGGGACTATCTCGTTAAATACACTACTCCGCTAGGCGGTACTAACAACATCTCAGAGTTACGAGTTGACTTCTGGGGTAGGCGTATCCAACTATATGGCTCAGACAATCCTGATTCCCTGCGAGGTCAATACTTTGATGGGGTAATCATTGATGAGGTGGGCGACCAAAACCCTAAAATATGGACAGATATTGTCAGACCTGCTCTAGCTGATAGGAAAGGATGGTGTCTCTTTATTGGTACGCCAAAGGGACACAACCACTTCAAAGAACTGCGAGACAGGGCAGAAAAAGAGGATGGGTGGGGTTTGTTAGAGTTCAAAGCCTCAGAGACAGGGGTAGTGGATGACACAGAACTGAAGGCTGCTAAGAATGAGATGGGTGAGGATAAGTACCGCCAAGAGTTTGAATGTAGCTTTGACGCTGCTGTAGAAGGCTCTTACTATGGGCAAATCCTCAATGAACTAGAAGACAAGAAGCATATGCAAGAAATTCCCAGAGAGGAACTGAGCAGAACATTTACTGCTTGGGACTTAGGAATGGGTGACTCTACGTCTATCTGGGTGGCTCAATTAGTGGGTACTGAGGTGCGTTTGCTTGACTACTATGAGAATCACGGAGTTGGATTAGACCACTATGTGAAGTGGATTAAGGACAACGACTATCTCAAAGCAGAGCATATTCTGCCCCATGACGTTAGGGTCAGGGAACTTGGTACAGGTAAGAGCAGAATGGAAATGCTAGAAGAAGCTGGACTAGAGGTCAAGATTGCACCCAGAATGGGACTAGATGATGGCATCCAAGCTGTCCGTAGATTGTTGCCAAGGTGCTGGTTTAACGTACCTAAAGTGCAGAATGGCTTGAACTGCCTGAGAAACTATCGCAGAGACTACGATGAGAAGCGTAAGATATTCTTTGAAAGACCACTACACGATTGGTCTAGTCATGGCTCTGACTCATTCCGCTACTTAGCCCTTGGATTGGATGAAGGACATTCAACGTGGTCTAAGCCTATTAACCAAACTCCGAAGTGGATTGTCTGATGTATGTACAAATGCAGGGTGTAAATTTAGCACCTAAAGTAAAAGAACTTGAAAAGCGTATCGAAATGCTTGAAAATGTGGTAAATGAGTTAAAATTGGACAAACCCAGAATGGGACGCCCTCCAAAGGACAAGCATGGCACAGAACGAGTTAATGTCGATAATCCAATCAGAGATTGATGATGCAATTGGATTTATTGAAAGCGAAACTGTTGAGCAGCGCAAACAGGCTCTGGAGGCTTATCTACGACAGCCATATGGTAATGAAGTTGAGGGTAAGTCTCAAATCGTTACTGGAGAAGTGGCAGAAGCGATAGATGGTGCGCTACCTAGCTTAGTTCGTATCTTTACAGGCTCAGACAATATCGTAGTCTTTGAGCCACAAGGCCCAAGGGATGAAGCCTCTGCCAAGCAAGCTACTGATTACTGCAATTGGGTATTCAATCGGGATAACGCTGGTGTAGCTATTCTGCATGATTGGTTCAAAGATGCCTTGATGCAGAAGAACGGCATCGTTAAAGCATATTGGGAAAACAAAGAAGACATTACTAAAGAGCGTTACTTTGACTTGTCTGATGACGAGTTAGCGATGCTGATGAGTGATGAGACTATGGAGATTGTCGAGCAAGATACGACAGAGTTTCCAATTATTGACCCAATGGGTCAGCCAGTTATAGACCCTATGGGTATGCCTGTGATGGCTTCTACTCATAACGTAGTTGTCCAACAAAAGAAAAAATCAGGCAAAGTAACGATTGAGAATGTTCCTCCAGAGGAGTTCTTGATTAGCAAGAAGGCTAGAACTATTGCTGACTCACCATTCGTAGCCCATCGTCAGATGTTAACTCGTAGTGATTTGTATGCTATGGGTTTCAATAAAAAGCAAGTTGAAGGCTTGCAGATGGGTGATGCTTTGGCATACACACCAGAGCGTGTGGCTCGTTATGCAGCAGGTGAGCAACCCTACCAAACACAGACTGATGACCCATCTATGCAAGAGATTGAGGTCTTTGAGTGCTATGTCAAAACTGACGTAGATGGAAAGGGCATTGCTTCATTGGTTCAAGTGTTCTACGCTTCTAATGAGATTCTGCAAGATGAGAAGGGTAAGGAGATGGTTGAGGAAGTGGACTATGTTCCTTTCCACTCAATCTGTCCTATCCCAATTCCGCACAAGTTCTTTGGTAACTCACTAGCTGACAGAACAGTTGACCTACAGTTAATCAAGACTACTATCACTCGTCAGATGTTGGATAACTTATATCTGACAAACAATGCACGAGTTGTTGCTGTAGAAGGTCAAGTAAACCTTGATGACTTGCTTACATCTACGGCTGGTGGTGTTATTCGTGCCAAGTCACAAGGTGCTGTTCAACAGTTAGTTGTTCAGAACGTGGCAAATCAGGCTTTCCCGATGCTTCAGTATCTGGACACAGTACAGTCTAAGCGTACTGGTGTTAGTGATGCTTCACAGGGCTTAGACCCTGCCATCTTGCAGAACGTGACTGCTGCTGCGGTTGCTTCTATGCAACAAGCTGGCGCAGGTAAGATTGAACTAATGGCTCGAATCTTTGCTGAGACAGGCGTTAAGTCTTTGTTCCAAGGCATCTTGCACTTGCTCTGTAAGTATCAGGACAAGGCACGAATGGTTCGTATGCGTGGTGAGTTCGTAGAGTTTGACCCTAGAACATGGGCTAATCAATACGATGTTTCTATCAACGTAGGTTTGGGTGCTGGAAACCGACAAGAGCAGATGGCTATGCTGTCGATGGTTCTTGCTAAACAAGAGCAGTTGATTGGTCAGTACGGCCCTGCTAATCCTTACGTTTCCCCTGCTCAGTATCGTGGTACTTTGGGACGCATGGTTGAGATTGCTGGCTTTAAAGATAGTGCTGAGTTCTACAAAGCGATTACGCCAGAGCAAGACCAAGCGTTAAGCAATCCCCCTCCACAGCAACAGCAGATGCCCCCAGAGGTTCAAGCAATCATGGCTAGGACACAAGCTGAGATACAAGCTAACCAAGCTAAAGCACAAGCTGACATTCAGTTGAAGCAACAGCAACAACAGATTGACATGGAGATGGCTCAACAGAAGGCTGCTCTTGAAATGCAATTGATGCGTGAGAAAGAGATGGCTAAGTTGCAATTAGAGCGTGAGAAACAACAGGCTTACTTTGCGCTGAAGCAACAAGAGTTTGAAGCAGAAGCCCAATTGAAAGCAATGAAGATTGGTGCTGGCATTACATCTAACGTAGAGATTAGGGGTTAAACATGGCTATCTCTGATGCAATGCGCTATCGGATGAACACAGGTGGTTCTGCTGAAGACCTTTACGCAACCATCCGTGATTTTCTAGCTTCTAGTCCAGATGCCGCTACAACTCAAGCGGCTATGGCTCAATATGGAATCTCTGGTGAAGACGTAGCCAATGCAACAGGTGGAAAATCAGGTGGTTTGCTTGGTGGTAATGTTTTAGCAGGTGCTAGTTGGAATAGTCTCAATACGGCATTGCCAGAGCAACTAACACAAGCAACTGGACAGGCTACTACAAATGTAGCTGTAGGCGGTGCAACAACTGCTGACACTCTTAATCAGTTAAACACTTACTTGGCAGGTGGTGGTCAGTTTGACCCTAACGCTACTGTATTCTTGCAAACAGGTGGTGTTGATTTTCTACAAGGCGTAGATAAAGGAACTATCAAAGACAACATAAACCAGATTGTTAAAACTTTGGGTGACCAAGGTGTTAATGTTGTCCTTACTGGTTCTCCTTATGCTGCGTCTATCAATGATGTGGTGACAAACAACTTTGACCCTAAAGTTGACCCATTGTTTAACGAGATTGCTAAAGAAAATAAGAATGTTGCTTTGGTAGGCGTACAGGGTGAGATTCTGCAAAACAAGAAGTTGTTAGTAGATGCCTTGCATACAAACGCAGAAGGTACAGCAATTTATAACCAAGCTGTTATTGATTCTTTATCTCAGTTTAAGAATGATGTTCCATCAAGCACTCCTCAAGATATTGCTAAAGTACAAACATCTAACGTAGTTGCGACTACACCTGCACAAATTACACAGATAGCACAGACAGGACAATCTATGGCTACAAAACCTAGAAACACAGTTATCGAAGGCGATAACATTGATGAGCAGATTGCTGCTTTGCCTGAGTTGATGTACCAAACTCGGACTAATCCTAATAACCCTGCTATTTGGGAAACATACAATCCTAAAACTGGTGAAATCGTAGATACAGGCGTATTTGCTGGCGGTGGTGACCAAGGATTATTGGCTGCATCTCGTCCTGTTTTAGCTTTGGCTGCTAGTGTTCTTGGTGCGCCTTATCTAAGCAATCTGATTGCAGGTTCTACTGGTCTAACTGGTTCTGCTTTGGCTGGTGCTACAGGCGCAACCATTGCAGGTGGTTCTACTGCTTTGACAGGTGGTAGTGCAGAAGAAACATTGAAAGCCGCTTTATTGGGTGGTGGTGGTGCTTACGCAGGTAGTGCATTGAAGGACTATATTGCCTCAATGGATGTTCCTGTTGACTTTACCAACATGACACCAGAGCAGATTGCTGATGCTACAGAGACAAACTTTATCAATGACTTAAAACGAGCAGGTTTGTCAAATGCTCAGATTGATGATTTTATTACTAACGCAGGTGGTACGGCTGTAACAACACCAGTAGCTGTTTCTACACCAGTTACGGATGCTGGTGCAGTTAACGTCACAGCACCATCATTAAATAATGTCATTAACACTATTGCTTCAACTGTTCCTGCATTGACAGTTACTGGAGATAGGCAAGTTGACCAAAAAACATTAGATGCTGTAGCAAGTCAATTGGCTGGAAACTTAACATCAGCACCAACTGTAAATGTAACTGGCAACAGAAATCTTACAGCAGACCAAGTAGTGAATATGTTGGCAACAACACCACTAACAACATCTGGTGTTCCTACAGTTAATGTTACTGGAACTAATGCAAACTTGCCTATAACTATTCCTACTGTTGCTGGTGCTCTTTCAACAATAAAGCCTACAACAAATATTCCAACTGTTCAAGTTAGCGCAACAAAATCTACAAATGTTGGTGACACTTTAGCAACAATACCATCCACATTAGTATCAACACCAGCATCTACAACAACTCCAACAACAAAAGAGACTGACCCTGTAAAAGTTGCTCAGTTAGCTTTGGCTGCCGCTGGTTTGCTTGGCGCAGGTAGTGCTTTGTCTAATACTGGAACTGGTACTCAATTCCCAATTGTTCCTATTCCAGAGGGCTGGAGAACTCCTCCTCCAACTGGAGTTGCACCATTTACACCTTTGCCTCCGATTAACTTTGGAGATAGAAACCTGTTAATTGGTACTCAATGGGAGAAGTTCCTAGACCCTAACTATGGCAAAGTACCAGCACCTGTCCAATACTCACAGCCTTCAAGCCTGAGTTACAACGATTTGATGGGAATCTTGGGTAGCAGACAAGGTATGCCTCCTGCAAGCAGTCTAAGTATTAACGACATTATTTCTGGGATACAAAATCAATATGGACAAGCACCTGTTAGCACAATGGGCTAAAAACCTGTTAAATGATGACTTTTTCAAAGAAGTCATAGATAACTTGAAAAAACAGCAGATTAGTGTGATAATTAACACAAGTGCAGAAGAATCTGATAGGCGTGAAGACGCTTACAGGCACATAAAGACTATTGAACTAATTACAGGACACCTAGAAGGCTTGGCCTCGGAAACTGTGATTAAAGAGAAGAAGTGGAAGATTCTGTAGCCTATAGGCTACACCTCCGTCCAGAAGGTTTCTGGCGATTATTGAGATGACAAATGGAAAACACCAACCCTAATGGGAGTGAAAGCCTAGATGTAAACCAAGCCGCTTCAGCGTTTGAGAGTTTAATGGGTGATTCAGACGGAGCTAGTGATAGCCAACCAGAAGAACAAACAGAAGAACTACAAGCGACTGATGAAGTTGAGTATTCTGAGGAGGAATCCGAGGAAGAACAACCCAAGCAGAGATATAAAGTCAAAGCATCTGGTGAGGAAGTCGAAGTAGAACTAGACGAACTTATCAAGGGTTATCAACAAGGTACGGACTACACTAAAAAGTCTCAGGCTCTAGCTGAACAACGTAAGGCAATTGAAGCTGAACGTAATCATTTAGAGTATGTGAAACAAGAGCGACAGGCATATGCTCAGAAGTTGCAAGCGTTGGATAGCTTCCTTACGCAGCAACATCAGGGTGTGGACTTAGAAGTTTTAAAGGAAACAGACCCTATCGGTTATGCGGTAGCGGTAGCTGAACAGAGCCAACGTGAGAAGCAGTTAGCAGTAGTCAGGAATGAACAGCAACGCATTGCCCAACAGCAACAAGCCGAGCAACAAGCCTCTTTGCAAAACCATCTCCGTAATGAATCTGAGAAGCTAGTTAGTCTGATTCCTGAGTTAGCGACACCACAGGGTGATGCGGTACGGAAACAAATCCGTGACTATGCGAAGTCTGTTGGATGGTCTGACCAAGAACTCAGTTCTGTATATGACAGTCGTGCTGTGCATACATTGTATAAAGCAATGAAGTATGAGCAACTTCAAAAGAGCAAGCCAGAGTTAACCAAGAAACTTCAAGCTGCTCCCAAGATGATGCGTTCTGGGACTTCTGCGCCTCCTACAAGGAATTCACAGGATAAACAGGTTATGCAGAGGTTGCGTGAGACAGGAAAAGTCTCAGACGCTGCTAAAGCATTTGAACGATTCTTTTAAATTTTGGAGTATTAAATTATGGCTACCTATCAAACATATACCGCAATCGGTATGCGTGAAGACCTTTCTGACGTTATCTATAACATCAGCCCTACAGACACACCTTTTATGTCTTCTATTGGCAAGACTAAAGCTACTGCTGTTTTGCACGAGTGGCAGACTGACTCTCTGGCAGCCGCTAGTTTGTCTAACTATGCAGTTGAGGGTGCAACAGCATCTGACGCTACTATGTCTCCTACAACTCGTGTTGGTAACCGCACTCAGATTGCACAGAAAACTATCAAGATTTCTGGCACTTTGCAGTCAGTTGACAAAGCTGGTCGTAAGTCTGAAAAGGCTTATCAGTTGGCTAAAGCATCCAGCGAAATTAAGCGTGACATGGAAACTTCATTGTTGAGCAACCAGATTGCTGCGAATGGTGATTCTTCTACTGCTCGTAAATTGGGCGGTTTGCAAGCATGGTTGAACACAAACTACTCTGGCGGTACTGATGGTGTTGCTGGTTCTTTGGGTACAACTGCTCGTGTAAACGGCACAAACCGCACTTTCACAGAAGCCTTGTTGCAATCTGTTGTTAAGAGCGTTTACGCTGCTGGTGGCAATCCTAAAGTGTTGATGGTTAACCCTGCTCACAAGCAGTTGGTTTCTGCCTTCACTGGTATTGCTGCACAGCGTTTCATGGCCCCTAGCAATGCGCCTACAACCATCATTTCGGCTGCGGATGTTTACCTGTCAGATTTCGGTGCAATCTCAATTGTTCCCAACAGGTTCATGACTTCCACTAACTCATGTGATGAAACAGCGTTTGTGCTTGACCCTGACATGGCTGCTATTGCTTATCTGCGTCCCTTCCAGACCAATGAGTTGGCTGTTACTGGTGACAACGAAAGCACACAATTGTTGGCTGAGTACACCTTGGAAGTTAAAAACCAAGCTGCTCACGGCATTTTGGCTGACCTCACACCTTAATCTAAGGTAACCCCAAAAAATGCCTCAGACTTAAACATCTGGGGCATTTTCTTTTCTACTCAAACTGATAGAATTAGGCTATGCAAAATCCTAACAATTTTAGACAAAGTGCTGTTCACGCTGATGGTGAAGGCGGTATTGTTATTCAGACTCGTCAGGATGTTTCTGACATTGTTGAGCAGAACAAAAAAGAATATAACTCGTATGACGAGAGAGCAAGATGGTCTGACCAGTTATTTGGTAATAAGGTTGCGTCTATTCCTATGACAGTTATTGATGACTTGAACAAAGCTGGAATCATGCGTGGCTTTGCTGTACTAGATGACAAGCGTTTTGCTGCTTGGTTAAATGACCCAATGAATCGTGCATGGCGCACTAGGACAGGAGTTGTATGAGTTTTGCTACCTACTCTGATTTACAGACTTCAATAGCTAATTACTTAGCTAGGTCTGACTTGACAAGCATCATTCCAGACTTCATTACTTTGGCTGAGAATCGTTTGCGTAGAGAACTGCGTATTCGTCAGATGCTCAAGTCTGTAACAACTAGCACAGTTTCTGGTGATGCAACTGTAGAACTACCTAGCGACTTCTTAGAGATTCGTGACTTTGTTGTCATGACTAACCCAATTCAACCATTGAGTTACTCTAGCCCATCATCGTTATCTAATGACCTAAGAACATCAGAAGTTGGTGTTCCATTGTCTTACACAATTCTTGCTAGTGAGTTTCAATTAGCACCTGCACCTGATGGCATCTATACGCTAAAGATGCTTTACTTTGCTGCGCCTCCATATCTGTCAAGCAGTAATGTTTCTAATGTTTTTCTAAATGTTGCACCTGATGGCTTGCTGTATGGCGCATTGGTTGAAGCAGAGCCTTATCTAATGAACGATGCTCGAATCAATACATGGGGTTCTATGTATGACAGAGCAATCACATCACTCACCAAGTCTGATGAAGAAGGTCAATACTCTGGTGTTCCGTTAGCAATGAAATTAACTGCAAGGTGAAAATATGGCTGAAATGTCCAACTACTTAGAAAATGCTCTTATCAATGTTACGTTGAGA